GGAAGCAATTCGAGAGATGTATAGATAAGTTTAATGTGCTATCTGCGGCTTATGACCCACAATATGCGTGGGATTTAGTTGCAAAATGTCAGCAAAACTACTTTGGGCTGATGCAAAGTTTTGGCCAGACCATGATGAACGTGTGTTACCCTACTCGTTTTCTTGAGGAAACATGTTATGAAGCCAGCGATAGCGACAGTATTAAGGGCTTTGAGTTCTTTAATAACCCTGTTCTGGCGTGGATGGTGAATAACGTTGAAATTAGGCGGGATAATAACGGTAATATTAGAGCGGTAAAGCTGGACCCGAGGCGCAAGATTGACGGAATAGCAGCTTTGATCAATGCGTTAGCTGCATACCTCAGCTACGAGGAGAATCCAGGAGGAACAATAGACTTTATTTCTTACGGGGATTCTGGCGGTTGATCCAGTTTTTGATTTCTATACAATTTAAGAAAAAGGAGCCTAAGCCCCTTTGTTAATTAAACGCCATTCATATCCTTCAACGTCTCGTAAGACACTACAGAGGTGACGGTTTCAGGAATGATGTGCGTTTCTGGTTTTTTAGGCAGGGTTTTAAACGCCCATTCTTCCGAACCGTCATAAATGCTTCTTTCAAGCCAGAAGTCGGAGCCGACCACAACCAAATCAAAAACTATTTCCACAATTCCGTATGAGTCATTGTAAGATATGTCTGCCACCTTCGCGAACTCTTCCCACGAAAAGAAAACATCTTCGCTTCCTACCCATTGGACATCAGAAACCGACTTTCCGTTTTCCTTTAGGTAATCAATGGTTTCTTGCAGTAAATTTATCATGATTTAAAATATTCGTCATTAAAAACCTCTTCCAGCACTGATCTATGATAGGTTTTTACACTTCCGTAGGCTGGATGGTGTGTTGTGTCTGTTGGTAGACTTCTTTGCCTGCATATCTTAGAGCACTTTCTACCCAGTGCGGCCGCTTCTGTTCTGGAGACGGTAACACCTCTAAGAGTTGCATAACCAGCCACCGCGTAAAACTCAGGGCTGATAATCTGTTTTGCTTCTAACACCTGAACGCGCCCGTCTATTTCCGTTTGCTTTCTTTCGATTGCTACTAGGTTTTGAGCTTGAGCAAGTATTATTTCTGATTGAGTTAATGGTTTTTTGTTTACTATCAAGTCTTCAGCCCAATCCCTGAATTTCTTTGCCTGCTTAGATTTTATGAAAAAACCCAGACGAACAACACCCTTCTTTGTCCAGAATGTGTCGACCCCGTCACCTTTTGTGACGCTTACATAATGCTTGCCCTTAATTAGTTCGTCCGCTCTTCTGGATTTGTGATTTCTTACAGCTTGAGGCGTTACCCCGTAGCCATCAGCAACGAGTGTAGTTTCTAATAACCATTCATGAGTACTAGACTCACGAACGGTTAAGGTTATATTTTCAAAAGACACCTCCATTACATAGCGCCTTTAGATGACAGATTCATGATGGCCTTAAACCACCCGGCAAGAATAGTTTTTGCCGCTACCTTTGGTTTGTAACTGGATTCAAACCCTTCGTCATATATTTCTCTAAGTGCTTCATGAACCTCTTCGGTATCGGGTATCCCCAGGACACTGTAAGCATTTACGTAACCGTGATGTATGTCTTCGTTTTCATAACTAAATTCATTTCCGGTAACTGCTGCTGATTTTCTCAGGGTTGTCATTAGCTGATCGAATACTATACTGTCACTAATGATATTAAGGGCGTTTTGCTGATCTCGTTCAGCGGACGGGCCAAAAGGTACTGCTACAGTACTGTTTGACGTGGTTTCGTTATGGTAGTGCATAATGTAAAAAAAATCGGGGTGTGCACTACCATCACTAAGCCCATTGCGAACAATGGGAATAGCTTCGTCCTTTCGGACCACCCCGAATAAATTAATACCGATAAAACTCTGCTGATGCTCGTAATGCATAAGACTTAGTAATGATAGTGCACTACTAATTACGTCAATTTTCAATAAAATTCCTACTGTTACCATTCTGTCGAGCGGGTCTTTCCAACTATGTAGTCATTCAATAGTTTTGCAAAGTTATTGAAACAACTATCATTTTGAATCCCAATCTTAGAAAGCTCTTGAACTCCCTCGGTGTCACTAAATGATACCTTATATCGGTAGTCTTTAATATCTATCTGGTATGTCGCAACCCATCCGCAACCATTCGGCAACTCGCCACGCAACCTAATCATTTCGTTTTCAATATCACCCTTTAGGACTATTGAGGGGTTCTTATAAGTTTTTTGCCTCCATTCCATCAGCCTTGTATATATGTCCGAAGCTACAAGTGTGTCGGCCGGAAATACAGACGAACTTACCCCGGTTGAGTCGATGGTGATTGTAGGGTATTCAATTGCGGGTGCTTCCTTTGTCTTTGTTGATTCGGCTTTGTTCTTTGTGGAGCAAGAATAAAGAAGCACAACCACGACAAGGGTAATTATTCTTTTCATATCAGTTTGATTTACCTTCTTAATTTACCCATTAGCCGGTAAGCGACCAAACACTGCAATCCTGATTATCAACATGATTTAAGCTAGTGATTTTAAAATGGAAGATCGTCTTCTTCAGGAACAGGTGTTTGCTCTTGCGGTTTTTCGTCCCTACTGCCCAATAGAGTAATTTCACGGCCCAATACCTCAGTAGTGTATCTTTTATTTCCTTCCTGGTCATCCCAGGAACGCGTGGTCAACTTTCCCTCTATATAGACCTGATTCCCTTTTCTTAGATATTTCTCTGCTATTTCAGCCAAAGGACTCCATAACACTATGTTATGCCATTCTGTGTTTGTCACCTTCTCGCCCTGTTTGTTTTTGTAGCTCTCAGAAGTGGCAACAGAGAAATTGCAGACGGACCGCCCATTGTCTAGGTGACGGGTTTCCGGGTCTTTTCCGAGGTTTCCTAAAATAATAACCTTGTTTACTCCGCTCATGAATTAATGATTATGCTGTAGACAACAAAGGCAGCGAGTGCTGCAAAACATAGCTTGACAAAGAGGCTTACCCCTTTATTTAGTCGGTCGTAGTTCATAACAGTTTGTTTATGTGTTGAAAAAACAGCCGATCCTTTTCCTTCCTCACGCCCTAACTGCTCTTATTGATCGGCTGTATGACTGATATGATATACGTAATATTACACATAAAAGATGTGAAATACATGATATTTGTGTAATTATTACTATCTTAGTGTTGTGGATAGGCGCAATATTGCGTCTTAGAGATCAGTGAAGTTGGGAAACATAGGACTAGGTACACGTTTTTTGAACGCTGTTGGGCTTGCTCCAATTGGCCAGGTTAAGGACGCCTTCACTGAGGCGCGAAACCTTAACGATCCAACAGTCCCCATATCAAGCACCGAGGTTCTAAAACTTTTCGGTATTGAAAGCACAGATTCAGGCGAAAAAGTTAGTTACGACCTTGCTTTGACTCTTTCTGCGGTCTATAGGGCCAACAAGATTATTTGCGATACAATCGCGTCTGTACCTCTAAATATTTATGAGAAATCAGGCAACAGTAAAGCTATTGCTGTTGATCATGATTATCAGTACCTCCTACATTCGGAGCCAAACCCCATGCATACCTCTTTTAACTGGAGGCATGCGGGGCAAACGTGCTACAACTTTAATGGAAACGACTATTCTTTAAAAACCAAACACAAAGGTGCTCCGGTAATACTTCCGCTTTTGCCAGAGCAGGTAATTGAAGTAAAGAAGGCTAAAAACGGGTTTGACCTGATTTACAAGATTGAAGCGCTTGGTAAAACTAGATTATATAGTCAAAATGAAGTTATACACGTCAAAAATCAGTCAAGAACAGGATTAACAGGTAAAGGATACCTAACGGTGGCGGCTCAAACGTTTGGTTCTGGGTTGGCTCAAAGAAATTATGGTTCCCGATTCTGGAAAAATAACGCGTCAAGTGGGCTTATTCTGATGAATAAAATCATAGGCAGGGGTGGTGAGGCTGCTAAAAAACAGAATGACGACAATATTAGGCAATGGAATCAATCAAGAACAGGACAAAACCAGCATGGAACAGCCGTTTTAACGGGTGAATGGGATGTGAAAAACATCACAGTACCGCAAGATCAGGCCCAATTTATAGAGACAGCGAACCTTTCGATAGGTGATATTGGTCGTTTTTTTGGGGTTCCCCCTCATTTGCTTTATGACATGTCTCGGTCAACATTCAACAACATAGAACATCAGTCGATTGAGTTTGTTACCCACTCTATTTTAGGGATAATTACCAACAGACAGCAAGAGCTTGATAGAAAACTATTCGGGGGCAAGGAAAACAAAGGTAAGTATTCTGCAAGATTTAATCTTAACGGGCTATTACAATCAGACATCAAAAGCAGGTCTGAATTCTACCAGATGGCGGTAAATAACGCAGTCATGAACCCTGATGAAATCAGGGCCAAAGAGGACATGAATAATATTCCTGAATGGAATGATTCTATGACTCCAGGGCAAAGGTTCAGGGTGCAGCAGAGTTACATGCCTCTGGATAAAATGGGTGACGTGCTGAATAAGGAAAAAGGGAATGGAGAAGAGAGCGTTTAGGAGCGAGCCTGAAATCAGAAAGGATGATTCAGGCAACGAGTACATAGAGGGTTACGGAATAGTTTTTGGCAAAGAATCCCGTATGATGGGTGATTTTGTTGAAGTAATCGACAGGAGCGCAACGGATGGGGCTGATATGTCGGACATAATGGGCCGCTATAACCATGAAGTTCTTATTGGTCGCAGCACCAGTGGAACGCTTACCTATTCAATAGATGACATAGGGGTAAGATATTCAATACTGGTGCCTAAATCCGCTACTGGTCAACACGTAAAGGAACTGGTCGAAAGAGGGGATGTAAATGGCTCTTCCTTTGTCTTCACGATTGCCGATGGTGGTCAGAAATGGGAAGAACGAACAGACCAAACCTATAAAAGGACAATTACAAAGTTTGAGGGTGTTTTTGATATGGGTCCGGTCGATAGGCCAGCTTACCCAGACACAACGGTGGCAAAAAGGTCGCTAGACGAATTTAAAGAAGAAAATAAACCCAATGAGGCAACGGGTAGGTCAGTAAGTGTGCTGAAAAAGAAACTTAGCCTTAAGAGAAAAATGACAAAAATAAAATGAGCAAAACAGCAAAGGAGTTAAGGGCACAGGCTGAAGGGATTGCTGTCCAGATGGAAGACATCACTAATAATCCTGGAGGAGAAAACGGTACGCTTACCAAAGAACAGAATGAGCGTTGGGACAAGCTTGATAAAGACTACGATAATTTGGAGCAGTCGGCAAAAACTATCGAGCGAACCGCACAAATCAAGAAAGACCAGGAAGAGCGCAAGCGTAAGGAAGAGTTTGAAAATGGTGAAGAACTTGAAGAAAGAGGAGAAAAACCAAGGGACAACTCTAAGGAACTGAAAGAGAGAAGGGAATCGATTTGGACTAAGTACATGCTCACAGGCATGACACACCTCAATAATGAAGAGCGTCAAATATTGCAGGGTTCTTACGAAAGTCTGACTCCTGAAATGAGGGCATTGACCACTCAGACAGACGCAAGTGGTGGATACACCATCCCTGAAGGGTTCAGTAACAAGATTGCTGAAGGGCTTAAGGCTTTTGGCGGCATGCGCGAAGTAGCTACTGTGATGAGCACGGACTCGGGTAATGATATCCCGTGGCCCACCAATGATGACACCGGAAACAAGGGTGCATTGATTGCTGAGAACACGCAAGTAGGTGAGCAGGATATTTCTTTTGGTTCTGAGACGCTTAAGGCACATACCTATACCTCAAAAATGATCAGGGTGCCTATTCAGCTTTTGCAGGATTCGGCTTTTAATCTGAATACATACCTGCCTGGAAAACTTGCCGAAAGAATAGCAAGAGCAACAAATGAACACTTTACTGTAGGGGACGGATCAAGCAAGCCCACAGGTATTGTGGTTGATTCTGCATTGGGTGTAACCGCAGCGAGTGCAACAGCGATCACTTTTGACGAGCTTATTGACCTGGAGCACTCAATCGATCCCTCGTATAGAAATAGCTCAGGATTTATGTTTAATGACTCCACTCTTAAGATTTTGAAAAAAATCAAAGACGGTGATGGTAACTATATATGGAAACGTGGGGACGTACAGGGGTCTACTCCGGGTTCTATTCTTGGCTATAACTACACAGTGAATCAAGACATGGCGTCAGCCGCTACAGGTACTAAATCTGTACTGTTTGGAGCACTTGGCAACTACCAGATCAGGGACGTGAATCAAATGGTGGTATTAAGGCTAGCAGAAAGGTATGCGGATTACTTCCAGGTGGCTTTCGTGCTGTTTTCGCGTCATGATGGAAAGCTGATTGAGGGGAACGCATCTGTTAAACATTTAATTCAGGCATAATGTATATCGAGTTTTTAAAGCCTGTAAAAACACAGGACAGAGATTACAAGAAAGGCGATAAAGGGAGCTTCCCTTACGCTATGTGTATAGACTGGATTACGGGAAAATACGCTAAACAGGCCCAAAAACCAAAGGAGGTAAAAAAGTAGAAAGGGCAGTGTTGCCCGATGACTACGAAAAATCTACCATAGTTTTATGAACCCCCAAATAACAGCAAAAGGAAGTACCCCGCCTGTTTCTTTATCCGAGGCTAAGACAAGCCAAAGGATTACCGGAACAGGCGAGGATGCTTCGCATGAGGATACACTAGACTCCGCTATTGAAATGGCAGAGAACAGTACAGGCCGTGCTTTGCGTGAAAATACATACACGCTTCGCTTGCAAGGGTTTTCTGATCCTGAATTTGTTGTTAATGGGGTGATTCGAATTCCTGTATTTCCTTTGATTTCGATAACCAGTGTAAGGTACTATGATACGGATAATGTATTACAGACACTTATTTCTGATACCGACTACGAGGTAAATCAATACGCAGAGCCTGGCATAATCAAACCAGTATCGGGTAAAAACTGGCCCTCAACAAAGGATAAATTCAACTCTGTTGAGGTAGTCTTTGTGGCTGGATATACCAATACCGGGCTGGATATGCCAAGTCTGGAAATAAAACAGGGAATCAAAATGTTGTTTGGTGAATGGAACGAGAAGCGCGAAAACTTTTCGGGCCGGAGACTGCCGACATCGGTTGAGGTTCTTTTTTTGAGAAACAAAACGATTTACTAATGATTAAAGCAGGAAACTTAAATGCGATGGTTGATTTTCAAAACGACAGTGGCACTAAAAACGATTATGGTGAAACTGTTCCAAATTGGCAGAATATCCATACCGGAATTTGGTGTCTATGGGAGTCAGTAACAGGCTCAGACGAGTATGTAAATCATCAGAAAGCCAGTAAGCAAAAGATTAAAGTTAGACTGAATTACACGACCGAGCTTTCAAATGTTTCAGGTACATCAAGAGTGGTTCGTGATTCTAAGAATTACCGGATAATTGGAGAACCTTCTTTTTCAGGATACAGGGGCATTAGTATTCCTGATGTAATGGAATTGGAACTAGTGAGATTTGATAATGAGTAAGGTAATTTCACTTACTGGAGACAAGCAGCTTGACAGGCTTTTCAGGGATTTACCAAAATCCCTCACAAGTAAAGTAGTTACATCTGCATTAAAAGATAGTGCTAAACCCATGGTTAGGGCTGCGAAGTCGAATATTGATTCCGTAAAGACTGGTAATCTAAAAAGATCAATTGGCACTGTTACCGACAAATCAAAGGATTACAAGGGGTCTATTCGGGTGGGTGCTCGAATGAAAAAAGGAAGTAAGAACATGCTTGGTTTTCATGCTCATTTTATTGAGTTCGGGACAGCTCCAAGAAAACCGAAAACCGGAAAAACCCTAAAGTTTGAGGGGTCTGGAGGGTTGACGGTTTATCCTAAGTCCGTTAAAGGGGTTGTGGCAAAGCCTTTTATGAGGCCCGCCTATAACTCAACTAAAGGAAATGTAACAAAGGAGTTCGGAGAGATTGCAGGAAATAAGCTTTTAATGAAGATGAATAGGGTGATATCAAAAAATGGAAAATAGCTTTATTCATAGCATACTGACATCAGACGCCAGTGTTCAAGCGCTGGTTAATGGTAGGGTTTGGCCAATGAGAGCGGAGCAGGCCGAGGGTTGGCCTTTTGTTACATATCAGGTAATTGACGGGCAACCAAGCAATACGGACAAAGGTACGTCAGGGCTTGATTACGACACCTACCAAGTAAGCTGCTTTGCGGAAACTTACAGGGGTGTCAATGACTTGAGCGAAAAGGTAAGAACTGCCTTAGATGGTTATTCAGGCACTGTAGACGGAGTAAAGATAGGCCATTGTTTCTACGAAGATAAGAATGATCTATTTGACGAGGACGGAGAAAAGCCAGGCAGGGCTTTGGATTTTGAATTTCACATTGAAAGATAATGGTTGAGGTTACGCTAATAAAAAATTGGGCTTACAGAGAAAAAAATGTCCACATACTCAAGGGTGCTAGATTGCTGGTAACCTCAAAAAAAGAGGGTGAGCTTGAGAGGGTTGGACTAATAGAGAACAGGGAAAGAAAAGAGAAGTAGAATGGCACAAACAACAGGAGAAATAAGAGGTAGATTAATTGGGTTGTACATCTCAAGCGATGACGGAACGACTTATGAATTGGCGGCATTGGGCACATCAAAAAATATTGATATCACTATTTCTGAAATAGACATAACCAATGACAGTTCAGCAGGTAATGAGGAGATTCTGCCCGATTTGGTCGGAGGCACATTTTCGGTAGATGGAATCACCCGGTATGAAGCCTTAACAAATAACATTTTAGGGTACGAAATACTTGACCTAGCCCTTGCTAAGGGTAAGCTAAAAGTTAAGTGGACTACAGATGCGACTGGAGACAGAAGGATTGTAGCGGACGCGTATTGCTTAGGCTATAGTGAATCAGCACCAACCACGGACAAGGGCACTTATTCTGCCAATTTCAAGATAACTGGCGGCATAACCTCTGAAGTGATAAGCTAATGAAAAAATACAGCCTTGACGGAAAAGATTACCCGTTCCAAATGGATAATCTAGCATGGGAAAATTGGGAGGACCAGGTCAATGAAACCGTATTTAATTTTAATGTTGATCGCTTAAAGCATCAGTTTGCTTGCTTGTACCATGGAATAAAAAGAGGGTGTAAGATTGAGGGCGTAGGCTTCAGTATTGAATACGAAGACTTTAGAGAGAGCCTTTCAAGTATGGCCCCAGGAGATATATTTGCCTCAGTAGTTGATCTATCCGGTGTGTTTGATAATCTGGTAGAAGAGGCCAGCCAAGAGGAAGTTACCGAAAAAAAGTAGAGCGTAAGCCTTTGGACGCAAAAGGCATGAGGGCTTACGCTATAGCTGAGTTTGGTCTTGATTACGAAAGTGCTTGTAGGCTTACGTTGCCCATGTTCTTTGATATTGCCAAGAAAGCAATGCAGAAGGAGCAAAGGGAGAACGACACTATGTCTGCACTTATTAGAGCACAGACGTTTTACTTGGTAAATATTCAGCTCGATAAGAAAGACAGGTATAGTTCTGTAAATGATCTATGGCCGTTATCTTTTGAGGGAGAAAATTATGTCAAGCCATTGACTAAAGAAGATATGAGTGAAGGGGCGAAGTTGTTAGGAGAATCTTTTACAGTTGGCGAATAGACACACTATAGCGAGACTAAATGTACTCATTGGGGCTCAAACAAAAGAGTTTGAGAAAGCTATGAGGCGCAGCGAAAACAAGCTCGATGGGTTTCAACGTTCGGTAAATAGGATACCTGGGCTAGTGGCGGGGGCGTTTGCTGTTGGCTCAATTGTTGAATTCACAAGAGAATCAATAAAGCTTGCCGGAGTTGCTGAGGGTGTTGAAAAAGCCTTCAAAGGGATTAATGGTGCCAATCTTGGTGAATTAAGAAAAGCCACAAAAAACACTGTTTCCGACCTTGAGTTAATGAAGGCTGCCGTAAACGCAAGGAACTTCGAAATTCCATTTTCAAAACTTGGATCACTCTTTCAGTTCGCCACAAAAAGAGCTTCCGAAACAGGTCAGGAGGTAAATCAATTAACTCAAGACATAATTACCGGATTAGGACGTAAATCTCCGTTAATTCTTGATAATCTTGGCATCAGCGCAGTAAAGCTTAAGGAGAAACTAGGAGGCGTAGGTCTTCAGTCCGCGACAACAGCAGATATTACCAAGGCATTAACTGAGGTTATTGAAGAACAGGAAAAAGCCTTTGGCGGCACGGGCGACTCTGCGAAAACCCTTGGTCAAGATATACAGACTTTAGAATCTAATATTGATAATCTGAGGGTTGCGCTAGGTAAAAAAATTGCAAACAACGGCTTCTTAAATGTGTTTTTAGGCGGTCTCAATGGGATAGTTACAGCTAGTAATGAGATAGATGATTTAAAAACAAAGCTTAGAGAGTTTAAGGATTTTCAGGAAGCATTTGACGCCTCAGACGGGGCTAGAATAGTTCAGGTAGAAATTGCTATACTCAATCAGGAGCTAGAAAAAAGAAATAACCTTGTAAAAAAGCAAGTCGGCACGATACTGGAAGCAGAGGGGTCGGAACTAAAACTACTTAATGCGTATAAGCGAAATATCCATTTTGAGCACATTAGGGCAGGCGTGCTTGATGCCTTGAAAAAGAAAAAACAAGATCAGATTAAAGAAGATAATAAGCTTATTGTACTTAATAAGAGCCAGCAAAAAGTGGTAGACAGCCTGAACTTGTCTCTGCTTAGAATAACAGCGTCAGAGGGCGTGTTAGGTACCGAGTACAAGAGGACAGAAGACCGGATAAAAGCTTACCAAAAAGCTATTATTGATCTAAAAACATCAGGAATAGACCCCACACATGAGAGTCTCAAAAACTTAAATTCAGAATTGCAAAACCAGCTAGACCAAAAGGGGTTAAAAGTTAGCCCTATCGACATTGAAAAATCTAACATAACCGACCCTAAAGATATGCAGCACTTTCAGCAAGTGCTGCAAACAACGTCCGAACAACTGACCGGTGTTGACACACAAACAAAAAGCTACGTTGAGACAGTTGGTTTACTTGGGTCTGCTTTCGAGGCTATGGGGGGCAATATGGTTTCGACATTTCAAAACATAATGACATCAGGGCAACTAAGCTTTAAGGCTATTCTCCAGATGATTAAAAAGGTTATTGCAAGGCTTATTGCAGCCGCAGCTGCGGCTGCAATTCTAGCAGCTTTATTACCGGGAGGTAGTGGTAAACTACAGGGGGCGGTTTCGTTTGGGGAGAAATTCAAAGTTCTTTTTTCGGGGCTTAAAGGGTTTGCGGGGGGTGGCAGACCGCCAACTAATAGACCTTCAATTATAGGAGAAAAAGGACCTGAATTATTTATCCCGGATTCACCCGGTACGGTTATACCAAACCACAGTATTTCATCGAATACCATGTCGGCAGGACTTAGTGTCGCGGTCAATCTGAGAGGCACGTTTTTTCAACGTGGAACTGACATGGTTGCGACTATTAATGAAACTGTAAGGTCGGGGATAGGGGCCAGCAATATAGGTACGGCAAAACTAATCTGATGGCTTACGGGGTAAAATATCGCTATACAGTTAATTCATATATCGCTGCATCCTTACTAAATTCGTACAGGGTTGATATCCTGAAAAAAGACTACTCTGGAGATATAATCGCTATTCCTACGGGTTCTTCCGAACCTCTTATTTTTCAGAGATCACCACAAGGGGGGAGCAAGATTCAGCCTGTATACTCTTCTAACTGTCAGTTAAATATCGTGGCTGACAACCCTTTTGATTACGATGAATTTCTATCAATAGCAGAGGATACTTTCAGGATGGATGTGTACAAAAACTCCACACTTCATTGGTCTGGTTATGTGCAGCCTAAAATTACCAGGCTTAACCTTAAAACTAATTCAATAGTCACTGTTGCTGCAACGGATGGGTTGGCTCAACTGAGCGGCTTGGATATGAAAAAGTCTAACGGGACCAGCTTCACGGGACGAAATAAATTTAGCGCGTACCTCAAGGAGATGTTCCTAACCATGGATACAGCAGTCACTAAGTATAATGACGGAATCACAGTAATTCCCGATACTGTCACCGGGGCAGTGACTGATAATATCTATTTTCATGCTGATGCCTTTAAGAAAAATCTAAACCAGGACAATGAAAAGGTATTTACTTGGTTCGAATTCCTTGAACAGGTGCTTCAGGATTTAGGAGGGGCATGTATAGAGCATTTTAACGGGGAGTATTGGGTTACAAACGTAGCTGCAAAAAAAGAAGCTTGGAACTATTATCCTATCACTATTTCTGACCTTACTGTAGGTAGTCAAGACTCTTTCGATCCGAGGGTAGTTATCAATTTCAACAAGGATCAAAACGCCTACATAACAGATCAGTCACTGTCTGTGATAGCAGATGATGTATATAAAAAT